ACCTACGACGTATGGTGGCAGGAGAGCTAGCACATGGCATCGACGCCTCACGATTCTTCCGGATCCGGGCTGACGATTGGCTCAAGCACGTTCACGCTCACCAGTGTGACGGTGAACTTCTCGGACGTCTCTGGCGAGACCGACCGGATTGACGTCTCGCACCTTGGCCAGACGACCGGCGAAGAGATCCTGACGCAGGCCCGGCCGCTGATTGGCTCTGCGACCGGCGAGACCGGGAAAGAGCTCTCATTTGACTACATCGGCACGACGCAGCTGGCCGGCGGCACGACCGGCACTTACTCGCTGACCGGCCCGGTTTCTATGAGTGGCAACGCCACCGTGGTGAGCTCGAGTGTGACCCTGGCCGTCAATGACGTCGTGCGGGGCTCCGCTACCGTCCGGATTAGCTAAGCCGGGAGGACCGGCATGGCAACCTATTCGACCGGACTTTCAGCCTCCTGGGACGGCGCAGATTTCACTGAAGTCTTTGACCTGAGCGTGCAGCTTGCTTCCGGCGATCGCAAAGACAGGGCTTCTGTCGCGTCATCGACAGGGTGGACCGACGAGGCTGGCACCGTCAGTATTTCTGCTTACGGGGTCAGCAATATGGACTCGTTCCAGTTTGGAGCTCGCAAGCCGCTGGTGCTTTCCGGCGGCGGCGTGTCCTTGACAGTCAACGCAGTATGTACCGGAGTGAGCGCGACGCCTCAGCTTAACGGAGTGACGCGGTACACGTTCACGGCCAAGCTCCTGGATACATAACCAATGGCACTGAGCAAAGAACAGATTCTGGCGGCCGACGACCTGGGTTTGCTTGAGGTGGACGTCCCAGAGTGGGGCGGCAGCGTCTTCATCCGCGTGATGAGCGTGGGCGAGCGCGACAGCTACGAGAACGACTGGATGGTCAACAAGAGCAAGGGCGTCGACAACTTCCGCGCGAAGTTTCTGCAGCGGGTGCTCTGCGACGAGAAGGGGCAGCTGCTGTTCTCGCCGGACGAAGTGGCGGCCCTGGCCAAGAAGTCTGCCAAGGTGGTCGGCACGCTCTGGGAAGCCGCCATGCGGCACAACAAGATGACCGACGAGGACGTGGAGGAACTGGCAAAAAACTGAACCTGCGGCCCGCCCGATTGTTCCTGTTCCGGCTGGCCGCATGTCTCGGGTGGAGCGTCAGGCAGATATGCACGAACATGGATTCACGAGAGTTGAGCGAGTGGCTGGCAGTGCATACGCACTTCATGCCGCTGCCCGATCCGTGGCATCAGACCGGCGTGCTGGCGTCGGCGGCTTTGGCTCCGTACGCCAAGAAGGGCAACCCGCCGAAAGCCGCCGACTTCGTGCCCATCCAAAAGCCGCCGCAACACGAAGAGCAGATCGCCGCAGCACTTCGTCAACTTCAGCAAGAACTGCGAGGTAGCTGATGGCCACCGCAGTCGGGCTGAACATGAAGATGACGGCGGACACCAGCGGCATCGGCCGAGGGATGAACCGCGCCGAGAAGTTGCTTCGTGGAATCAGCAAGTCGGCAAACAGTGCAGCCGGCTCGCTGCGTGGACTTGTGGCGATTCAGGTCGGCAGTGCGATTGCCAAGGGACTGACTCGAGCCGCCTCGGCTGCCTTGGACTACGCAAACGCTGTTCGCTCATCCATTGACGAAACAGCCAAGCTGGCCCAAAGAACAGGCATCGCCGTCGAGGCCCTACAAGGCTTCCAAGTGGCAGCCGACTTGTCTGGCGTTCAAAACCTTGAGTCGGCCGTCCAGCGACTCACCATCTCGCTTGGCGACGCAGCGGCTGGCGTCAAGGAGCCTAGGCAGGCACTGGAGCAGCTGGGCCTCAACTTCGAGGAGCTCAACGCCCTCGTACCAGAAGAGCAGTTCCGCGCCGTGGCGGCAGCGTTTGGTGACGTGGGCTCACAGGCAGAGCGGGCCGCCATTGCTGCGGACTTGTTTGGCCGCTCTGGCGTCGAGCTGCTGCCGTTGTTTGCAAGCAACCTAGCCGAGGTGGAGGATCGGGCTGCCCGCCTTGGCATCGTATTGTCAGGCGACCAGACTGCGGCGATTGAGCAAATGAATGACTCGCTTAGCCTCGTCAGCAAAACATTCGACGGCATCATCGGCCAGGTCACCGCCAACCTCGCGCCGGTCGTGACCGAACTGGCGGAAGAGTTCTTGTCGTTTGTTGAATCCTTCAACGGCTTTGGAGGCGAAGGCGGAAGCGGCATCGCGGATGCCTTGACCGAGGGCCTGCTTGACTTTGCTGAGTACATGGCAGGAATCTTTGACGCTGCAATTGCTCAGTTCGGCGAGTTTGGCGCAACAATGCAGACCGTCGCGGCAGTGTTTGAGTTTGTCGGAAACGTTTTTGTGGCGGTCGGTGAGTCATTGCGAGCTATCTTCAATGTGTTTGAGCTCGTAGGAAATGCCATCGCTATGGCGTTGGGCAAGTTCTTGGAAGAGCTTGGCTCGTGGGTCGACAGCGACCTGGAGCAGTTTGGCAAAGACTTCCAGGCCAACGCAATCGCTGCTGGCGAAAAAAACCTTGCGGACCTTGAGTCTGCTGGTCAAGGAGTCGCTCGTGCCGCCTCTGCGGCGGTGTTTGGTGGCTCTGGCATGGCCCAAGCAACTGACGGCCCTGCAAGCCGTGCAGTAGCCGCTGCCAGAGAGCGATTTGCTCGTCGTAATGACCCCGCTGCTGCGGCTGAGCGCGAGCGTGAAAGAGCCGCTCGGGCCGCCCAACAAGAGCAGGCTGCTGCAGCTTCTGCCGCCAAGCGTGCCGCCGAGGAGGCCAAGAAGGCCGAAGAGGAACGCCTAAAGGTTATCCAACGAGCTGATGAGGCGATCGCCAAGGCCGAAGAAGACCGCGCTAAGCGTGCCTCCGAGATCGAGGCCGACAGGCTTGACGCGCTCTCTCGTCGCAGCAACGAGGCCTTGCAGGTCGGCGACATCCGGTCTGGCGGCATCAGCGAGGTGCTGCGCATCGCATCCGGCCGCGAAGACCCTGCCATTGACGAGTACCGCAAACAGCTGGCAGAGCTCCGTAAGATTGAGCAACGCATCGGCGACTTGGGGGCCGACAAAGTAAAGATCATCGGCGGTGCCGGGAGGGCGGCATGAGCGTCCTGTCGGTCCGCGAGCTGTCTGGCCGCACCCTGTCCCATCGTTTTGGCGAGACGCCAAATGCAGAGCGTCGCTTTGTTCTGACGCTCGACAACACCGCCCCAACGGTGGCCGAGGCAGCCAGTGCCGTCGGCATTTTTCACGGTGCCCCGCACCCTGAGTATCCGTTCATGACGATGGTGGATGCTCAGATTACCGAGGGCAGCCCGTCGCCATTTCACGCAGAGATTACCTATCGCTACGAGGTGCTCGAGCCTGACGAGCGCGACCCCAATCCTTTGGCTAGGCCCGACATCTGGTCTTTTTCGACGAGCGGCGCGGCCATCCCGGCTCTTTTTTATTACGACGGCGACACTGCGAAGCCGTTGGTCAACTCTGCCAACGATTACTTCGAAGGCCTCATGACTGACGAGGCCGAGTGCCGAGCCACAATCGCGGGGAACAGGCCAGTGTTTCCGCTGGCCACTGCCGTGGCAGTCACCAACACCGTGAACTCTGACGCCTACCTGGGGGCGTCTGCGCATCAGTGGAAGTGCATAGGTATTAGCGGCCAGCAGCAGACAGAGGTGGTGAATGATGTCGAGGTTAACTACTGGTCGGTGAACATCGAGCTGGCGTATCGACAAAGCGGTTGGAAGTTGCAGTTGCCGGACGTTGGCTACAACTACCTAGACGGTGGCCAAAAAAAGCGGGCCTACGTCTTAGACGAGGATGGCGAGCGCGTTGCGTGTGCTAACCCGGTGGCACTGAACAACGACGGCTCGCTCAAAGCTGCTGGAGTTATTCCAGACATTCTTGAGCGGCGAGTAAATCGTGAGGTCGCATTTGAAGGATTCTTTGGCACCCCTAGCTGGCTATAGGTGAGACATGGCGTTTTCGTACAGCGTTCGCATAAACGTCGACAAGGAATTGCCGCCCGTTACCAGCGGAGACTACGACGTCGACTTCTGCTCGAGCGGTGCAGCTAATCAAACGCCGCCAAAACTGCAGATCTCGTTGGCTTCGTTTGGGACCGCCGCGGTCGACGGCGTAATTGCCGAATGCTACACGGTCGGCACCAATGACGTGACGCTGCTGGCCGGCTCGCCGTTTTCCACGGCAACCGCCACTTGGATTTACCTACGCGAGAGCAGCGGGCACGCTGCGGCAGACCTAGAGCTCGTCAAGGACGTGAGCGCGACAAATGTGCCGTTTTCTGCCTTGAAGGCCGGCGATGTGGCCTTCCTGCGGCACAACGCATCTTATCCATTGCAGGCCCGGCAGTGCCGAGCGCATCGCCAAGGTGGTGCGAATCGTCGAGGCCGGCAACCGTGACGGCAGCGGACTGCCGACTGCGCCACGCTTCGGCGAAAGCGGCCGGGGCAGCGTCCGCTTCTGCTCATGGACGGCGACCTGGGCGCACAGCGACACCGCGACTATTACGTTTGACGCAGCGATCTCTCGGACGGCCACTGCCACCAACGTCATCCTGGGCGTCGGGCCTGGCGACGGCTGGGTCGCCAAGAAGGGCTCTTCCGGCTGGCAGCTGATTGGTTTTGACATGACGGAACAGCCCGGCTATGCCTCTGGCGAGATTCAACTGTTCGGGCACAGCTCGAGCAGTGCGATAGCCCAGTGGTACAGCATTACCACCTGTGCAACGGCCACGACATGACTCTCATTCCCTTTGAGGGCGGCAAGGCCGTCTTTCGTGGCGGCAAGGTTGGCACGGCGATACAGT